GGTTGTGCTACAGCCATTTCCTTCTCTTCTTTGCTGAGAGTGCTTACTTTTACCGTGTCCAGTGCTTCTTTTACTCGAAGGATTGTATCTCTCAAGCGCACAGCTTGTTCCTGTGGCTTTGTGAGCATTCCAGCGAAAATTTCATCACTGCGTGTAACAGAGTCGAATACATCCTTAAATCGGCTTGCATTCGATACCATGTCATCCCATGTTCCGTTCAAGTCCACGGAGTTCTTTTTAGAAGTGGTGAAATACCTTGCGATTTTATCTCCGAACACTTCTTGACTGCCGTTCAGTTCAGCGTAGGCATCTTTATTGATGTAGAACTTATTATGGTTCACGTAATCAATAAATTCTTTGTACTTGTCCTTCATATCATTTATGTATTGATCGAAGGAACTTCTCGCAACCTCACCTTCACTTAAAATCGGCTTGAAAAGTGCATTGTTATCTACTTGAATCTCGCCGTCACCGAGACTTTGAAGCGTAGCCTTGAATTGCTCTCGCAATACCTTCAGAGACCCTTTATCCGTAATGTTGAACATGTTTGCCAACTTGTCGGCATATTTCTTCGGGTCAACGCTGTTCACTGCTTTCTTAGTTGCTTCAATCTCTCTCGCAGCTTCGCTTGCGCCCGTGACGCTCACATTCAAATCGAGTTTCTTTCCAGCGATATTATCCAGTTTAATTCTCGAAAGACGTTCCAGTTGTGTAATTGCTGCCGATAAATTGCCTACATTGATGTTGCCCAACCTCTTAAATGTTAAGTCAACACCGTTCAGACTTTTCACCGCAGTCTGTACACTTCCGATGCTCTTAGCCGTATTCCGTAGTTGCGTCTGCAATTTACTCAGGTTGGCTATGGCACTATTGGCATCGCCCTTTACCTTTAACTGTAACTCGTCAATTACATTGTTATCTGCCATATAGGTTTCCCCCATATAGAAAAAGTGGGGAAGACGTTAATCCTCCCCACTGTGATTCAATTCGAAGTTTGCTTGCATAGTCATAAGTCTTGCAAGCAGATTGTCCCTTTCAGTTTCAATCTGTTCTTCGGTTAAATTTTCATCTTCTACTTGTTGTTTTTCTTTTATCTGCTCATGCAACGATTGTTTCATGTACTCGGCTTTTGATTTTTTACCACCTAACGCTCTGGCAAGAGCCGTTGAAAATGCCGACAGATTATACATACCCATCTGCCAGTTTTCATTGTCCTTACGACTCTGGCGCATCTCTTCGGCTTTTATATAGCACTCAAGGTCTTGAGGCGTTGAGTCCATGAACTCATCCTTGCTTACTCCAATCGAGAGAAACAATGGCAACGTATAGTTGTTTATGCTTTCTCGCCAGCTTTGCGCCGCTTGCGCTGATGGTCTGTCGGAATTATCGTTGCGTTCTGCTCTGCCGCTTCTTCTGCGGCTGCCGCCGCTATCCTTGATAAAAAACCGTTCTTCTCCAATTCGGCCTGTAAATCGTTGAACAGTGAAAAACCATCTTTCTTGTTGTCGGGATCATCGTTGGCATGTTCATCTTCATAGTCATCAATCAAGTTGCTGACTTTTTTAATCATTGCATTATATGCAACGGTATCGTCCGGATCGTAGCCGAATTCATCCTCATGCTTTTTCTGCAAACCAGCCAGAAGTAATTCAGCCGTGAGTCCAATAAGGTTTTTGATTGCATCGGCTGGCTTTTCAGCGTTTCCAGTAGACGCATCAAATACACGGTCAATCAGATCGCTTTTGTACAATACACCGTATCCATATCTAACTTTGTATATCTTATCGTTTACTCGAAATTCGTACATAACAGCCTCCCTTTGTTATGTTGAAAAAAGGGGACTAACCAATCGGTTGTCCCCTTAACGCATTGCTATTCAGTTGTTTTAAGTGTTACCCCCAGAAGTTGCCCATGCAACCTTAGTATCCAGTCCTTTATACTCTGCAATAATCAGAGAGATGGACATGGTAGCCGCTTCGTTCTGTGCAATCTCAGGCATCGGAATTTCACGACCACATTCAGCAATTACGAAAAATGCGTCAGACATGTCCGGGAACATAACCTGGAACCATGTTGCTTTTCCGCTCTCTCTTGCAGTTGCAGATGCGGAGTACAGAGTCTTAATCTGGTCAACAGATTTCTGGGGATCCATAATAAATTCGATCTCCCATGTACCGCCCGTATCCTGTCTGCCAGCCGCATATTGGGTCACATAATCTTCCAGAGCCGAAACATCAATCTGCTCCGTATCCAACGTAATGCCGCCGATACTGGACGCTTCTTCAAGCTGTGTAAAGGTGGCTGGTTTCTGTCCAGCCGTAGTCTCAATTCCGTATCCGAAAGTCACACCTAATGTAGTGAGGCGCGCCATACTACACTCCTTTCTACCGCCTAACTATTGGCGGTTAGCACCTATCCATCCAAATCGAATAGGCGGTAAATTGTTATTCTATTTCCTTCAAAAATCTTCCTGCGAAGTTTTGAAGAGTAAACCGACTCGTAAGCCGTTTTACGTTACTATTGCTGATTACAACGGGCGAACCATCGCCCATTCTGCGAAAACCTAACTCCTGGAAGAATTCCCAACACGCAGTGTCCATTTCATACAGGTCTGTAACCCTATCCGTGTCAATGTAACAATCCGTCTGGAATGTTAAATCAACCGTGATCTCATGGTTCTCCAAGTCAGTTACATTCGTTGGTCTGCCAAGCATCATCAATGTGGCACACGGAAATTCAGCAAGCGACTTATCGCTGATCATAGCGAAATGTTCTGCAACGGAGTGTTCCAAAAGGTAGGCTCTCCACGCTTTATAGATTTTGTTTAAATCAATCGCAATTACATCTGCCATCGTTAGCCACCGAACACTTCCCTTGCTATCTGTGAGACTTGTCTTCTGATTTCCACGCCAGCTTTGTACATCGGCATATAAGGCGCATTACCACGAGAATGCTTTGATTGTCCATCTTCTGCTGTATACCACCAACCTTCTTCCTGATAAGCATGTGTCTGATCGGGATATGTACCTAAGCCCATTCCGAATTCAGATGCTTTCGGGTTTTGAGGTTGTGAAAAGGCTATACCAGCACCAAACTCAACAAATAAAAATTTTTCTCCGTGCATACTTATTGCAAAGCTATTGTTGGATTCTTGTATGACTTCAATCATAGTGTCTTTCTTTTCTTCTTCTGGTATAGCCATTAAAGTGGCTTGTGCCACCTTGTATCCAGCGTTCACCAGTTCAGTCAAGAACACATTGCACTTCTTCTGTAATTCAGCCTTATACTCTTCAATTTCCTTTATGGCTTTTTCGATAGAACTTACAGATAAATCAATAGATATCTTTTTCATAACGGACTCCTATGCACGTTGAAATTCATCAGTCTTTATCACTGACTTTTCGGATACCGTATCTAATCGTGATACCTTTTTGAGTTCTGAAAATCCTATCGAGTATGTAATCTGGCTTGACTATAGGTTCGTTTTTGCTGTTCAAGACAAGTTGTCCGTTTTCGTCCAACTCTGGGATTTTGTCCACGTACAAATACATTCCTTCTTCCGGTTGGAAATCACGTTCGTATGAGATCATGTATCTGTCATACGTTGGTAAAATTCCAAACGCAAATTCAACTGGCGTACCGCTTGTGGGCGATACAGACATCCTATGTTTTTCTGGAATGCTGTACACATAAACTGGATTTATCCCACTATCATCTTTGGAACGGCTGACAAACCATACGTCCTGTTTTCTACGTGTTGCATTTCGCATTGTTGCCCCCTTGTGAAGACTGTATTTTTACCCTACCACCTTACAAATACCCCTGCGCCATGATCGAAGGAGGCAGTATGACCAACATACACAATCACGACACGCACCGTCTTATACAACTTTGGCAATCGGAATGATCGTTTCGAAAAACGTTTCCGGAGTGCCACCAGTACCGTAACTCTGTGTCTGTCCAGATTCGTAATACGTGGTGACACCCTCTTTGCCTTGCTTGTCGTAATGGAATTGCGCAACACGATAAATCACCCACGGATATTTAATAAGAGCCTTTGCCATAATTGCTTTATAGGCACTTTCTCCACTTATTCCCCACGGACACATGCGGTTGCACACTTCGCTGATTGCACTATCAACACAGTCCTCGACAAAAGGCAACTGATCTTTTGTATAATCATCACTTGCGTATTTGATTATCTTGTTTACCAGTTCTTCCCTTGTCGTTGCCATGTTACCGCTCCTTTTTCGGCCTACCTCCCCTTTTTTTAGGGATTGTATCTTCCTCGTCAAGCAAGACTGAAGCCTTTTCTTCTTCTTCAGCCTTTTTCTCTTCTTTTTCTGGAACGTCCATCCCGGCCGGGTAGTATTCGCCGTTGTATTTGACTGTATAACCGTATTTCATTACGCCACCTTAATGACGTAAACAGCGTCCATCATCTCATAAGACGGCAGAACAACCTGAGATACGGTTGTCGCAGTAGCTACAGGCGGCCCATAGGTGGTCTGAACAGCCACGGCTACGCCACGATCCAGGATTGCAACGTCAGCTTTCGGATCACCAAGCAGTGTACGCTCTTCCGGAGTTGTTCCGTAAATGGTCTGTCCAACACTTTCTGCGCCTATAACAGACACATAATTATCCGGATAGAACTTCGTTGCCTGTCCATTGAGACCCATGTACTGTTTGTCGTAGATAATCGGCGTAATGCCCGTCTTTCTGCGGAACACTTCCGCAACGGTATTATCGTCAATATAGGAAACAGGCTGGCCGCTGATAGTCACAAGAGCCTGGGCAATCTGAGTCACAGACACAAGGTAGTCAAACGTTGTGGAGTTCATCAGAGCGTACACGGCATTGTAGCCTTTCGCCGCCAAAGCGTTCTTTGCAGTCCGCAGATCGGTCAGTGGTTTTGCAGTCGAAGCAGTCCACTTATCAGCGTTGTCTTGAATAGCCATGTAGTTCGATCCCGCCCAAGAACCATCCGCATCATAGTTGTAATTATAAATTGTATTGTCCTTTGCGCCGATAGAAATCTTCACCTGACCATTCTGAGCCGCCAACAGCTGCATACGCATACGCTCAACAGCGATGTCTGCGCCGTCAAGAAGAGTGTTGGTATCATCGTAAATATCAGCCAGAACAGCGTCCGCATACGGATCGTCCGCAGACTGAATACGTGCGATTTCCATCATGTCACGCTCTTTGACTTGCATGGACTCACGGAACAGCGGCATTTCCTCGTTTACAACGCTGAAGCCCTGTCTCGGACGAATCGTAGCAAGCGCATCAAAATTGCTCGGAGCAAGTTCAATGCCCAGACCCTTATGTGATTTAATCCACTTCAGGTCAAGTCCCATAATCTTGTTATTTGGGAAAAACTGTTCGCCAAGGAACGGGATTTTATTGCTCTCGACCTCTGTACGGTTCAGAGCAATCGCCCTTGCGCTAAAGATGTCTTGAATTCTCATTTACTTAGTCCTTTCTACCCCATAACTGTTAGGGGTCAACGGCCAAACCTCTTTTTCGTTCAGTCGGTGATAATCTGTTCCTTGATTGCCATCAGGTTGTCGTGCCACCAGAAGACGGCAGGACAAACGGTTCCTCAAAACGGATTCTGCAACCAGCCGCATTCAGCGCGGTCACAAGAGCAGCATCATAAGTCAGAGCAGAATTGGTCTGCGCTCTGCCAGTGTGAATGTATGCCTTTGTCAGAATCGTGCCTTGCGGACGCTCTTTGTAGACATCGTGAAGCAGAATGCCAACCGCACCAGTCCACGGAGTAGCGGAAACTGGAACGCCAGAGCCATTAATCGGAGTGCCAGCTTTAACAACATAATCACCAGCAGCGTCCGCACTGACATTCGTAAAGTCGATTGTCATCGGCACACCTTCAAATTCTTTTCGGTTGAGGATTTCAACCGCACCACCAATAGCAGTATTGGTGACAGCCATATCGCCTCTTGCCATCGTTATGTACCTCCATTAATTATCTCTTGTAAAAATCAGATATTTTGCCTTCAGTTGCTTTACGGTTCAGATTACGCTTTGCAATCGCCTGCGCTTTTTCCTCCGCAATAGTCGGTTGCGCATCGCCATTTCCAGCGTTAATATCTGGCCGATCTTTAAGAAGTTTTTGAACAGCCGCTTCGCCAGCACTTTTCGTTATTCCCTCGATGAATTTGCCAAACGCATCAAAAAATGGATCGGTGTTGTCACCAAGTTCCGGAATAATTCCTGCCAACTCATCGGCATCAGACTCAGCCATTCCAATGCCAACAAGCCGCTTACTGTATTTGCTCATACGCACTTCACGTTTGAGGTCTTCCAGTTCTTGATCCCGTGCTTCTTTATCTGCCGCCGCTTTCTGTTCGTCCGTCATGTACTTTCTGGCTTTATCCGTCAGTTCTTTGATCTTTTTTGTATGCTTATCGACGGAGTTTTTGAGACGTTCTTTTTCTGCTCTTTCTTTTGCAAGTTGCAGTTTCAGTTCTTCGACAGACAACTCATCGGAACCGCCATTATCACCGTTCTCATCATTGCCACCTTCACTTGAACCAGACGCTCCACCAGCTGTACCGTCTTCACCAATTCCATTTCCTGCTTCTCCTGACGGTTCAGTAGCAAAACGTACACGTTTACCAAAAATCATCGACTGCCCATAGTGGTTGTTCATAAACTTCATAAAAGTTACCTCTTTCTGCTTTTTATGTCTGTGCTGACCTTGTGGTATTTTTCCGTCCTTCTCTGGACGTTTGTGGTATAGGCTTCTCTGCCGACTTTTTAACGTGCTTATCCGCACAAAATGTGTATTAAAAAAGCAACCTATTAAGGCTGCTCATTGTGATATATGTAATAGCAGTAATCATCCGCTGCTCTGAATAAAACCTCAAAGTATGGATATCGTTCT